TGTTCAAGTGCAGATAGCACAGCATCAGTTCGTTGCGAATAAAGTAGCCGTATAACGTAAAAAACATAAGTAAGGAGATAGCCTGTGGCAACTAACATAATGAGAAATACAGACTTCCGTTCTATCGTTGAGCCGATACTCAATGAAGAATTTGATGGAGTCTATGACCAACGTAAAGATGAATACCTGCAAATCTTTAAAGTAAAGACAGGTATACCCCGTGACCGTCATGAAGAGCCTATGCTTTTTGGTTTTGGTTCTGCTCCAGAACTTCCAGAAGGTATGCCAGTTACTTATCAGGCAGGTGGTGTTCTATTCTTAAAAGAATACATCTATAAACGCTATGGTCTTGCATTTGCTCTTACCAGCACGCTTATCGAAGATGGTGATCATATTCGTATTGGTTCTGTATATTCACAGCATCTTGCTCAGTCTTTGATTGAAACCAAAGAATTGCTTTGCGCCAATGTATTGAATACTTCCTTTACGCAGGCAGGTGGTGATGGCGTTTCTCTTATTAATGCTGCTCATCCAATTGCTAATGGCACATTCTCAAACATTATGACTGCTTCTGCATTGTCGCAGACATCTGTAGAGCAGATGCTAATTCAGGTTCGCTCAAATGGCGTTGATAATAATGGCAAGAAAATCCATTTGGATCCTGAATCGCTTGTGGTTTCTCCTTCTAATGAATTTCAGGGTGAAGTTATTTGCAAATCAGTTCTTCGTAGTGGAACTGCAAACAATGATTTGAATGCTATTAAGTCCCGTGGATATCTGAATAAAGGCGTTGCAGTAATGACTCGTCTTACTTCTAACACCGCTTGGTATGTGCATAACGATACTACCACTGTTCCTTTTGGTCTTCAGGTTGTAATGCGTTCACCGCTTAAGAAGACTATGGAAGGCGATTTTGAAACCGATTCATGGCGCTATAAAGCAATTGAGCGTTACGATGTCGGCAATACCGATCCGCGTAGCTTGTTTGGAAACGTGGGCCAATAAACTCTGATATATAAGGAATAATTACTATGACTCATATTTCAGATAACCTTCATATCGGTCAAGCGCCTACTGGTATTGCGCCACAGATTGCTGGTGGTCGTGGGTTTGGTCCCGTTGGACGCACCTATGTTTATGATATCGTCCCATTGGCACTTAATGCTTCTGCAATTGCTGCGTCACAATCGCCTGGAAGTGCTGCCTTGACGCTTTCCGCTGGTACGGGTGTTACAGCAGTCGTGGTTAATGGGCAGACTCGTTATACATTTGATGTTCCGCGCACTGTAACAATAACAAGTGGTGGTGTTGATACGGGTATTAATTTCCTCGTAAGAGGATTTGATACATATGGCAACGCAATGTCAGAAGCTATTACTGGAGCAAGTAGCACAATTGCAACGGGTAAAAAAGCATTCATGAGTGTTATTAGCATAACACCAAGTGGCGCTGTTGCTTCAACGGTTACGGCAGGAACATCCGATGTCTTTGGTCTGCCTGTTGCTTTAGTAGATGCTGGCTATATTGCCAGTGTAAAGTGGAATGAAACACTTACCACTGATGCTGGAACATTTGTAGCTGCTGATAATACTTCTCCCGCAACCACAACAACCGGAGATGTAAGAGGCACATATAAACCATCTGCAAATGCTTCAAATGGAGTTCGCAGGCTAGTCATTCTCGTAGCATTATCGTCTCTCAATATAGGCACCGCTCAGACTGTAGTGGGTGTTTTAGGTCAACCACAAGTTTAAGGAATATGAAAATGAAAATAGGACATGAATTTCATCCAATGCACGGATTCACTGGTTCTGCCAATCCGTCCACAGATATGCGTCCAACTGTACCAGGTTTTAAACGTGGTGGTATGGAAGAAGAAATGGAACATAAAGAACATGGTGATCACCCAAAGCATGATCATGCAAAACATGATGAACATGGCTACCAGCATCATAAAGGTCATGGTCATAAAGAAATGCATAAGCATCATGGTGGTCATAAAAAAATGGGGCATGAAGACTAATGTCTTCTGCTTCTAAAGATAAGAAAAAACATACTTCGCAAGAAGCAAACTTATAGAGGGGCTTATGCTCCTCTTTTTCTAAGAGGAAATAGATGCCCTCAACAATGACGTATAACTCTCTTGTTGCAGACTTGGAGGCCTACCTTCAAAGGCATGATGCGCTAGTTATAAATCAAATTCCTCAATTTATAGCGCTTGCACAGATCCGTATACCGCGTGAGATGAAGATATTGGGCTTTCGTCAAGAGGTAACGGGCACGTTTGACGGTACTGCGCAATCTTCTGGTCTTATGGCAAAACCATCGGATTGGAGAAAAACCATAGCATTTTATGTGGGAACTGGAACGGGCAATAATACCCATACAGGATTATTTGAACGTGATTATGATTATGTTCGCAGTATTTATCCTGACCCAACGGTTCAGAATATACCAAAATTCTATGCAGATGCCGATTATTACCACTGGCTAATACAGCCATCACCGCCTTCTGCATTACCTTTTAAGATACCTTACTATGCCACTTTAACGCAGCTTGATAATACAACATCCACTAACTGGCTAACAGTCAATGCTCCTGATTTACTTCTTTATGCATCACTCCTTGAAGCCGTTTCATTTGTAAAAACAGATGAGCGTATACCTGTGTGGCAAGGTCTTTATCAGAATGCCAAGACAGCGCTGCAGGCTCAGGAAATGGAAGGCAAGTACGATACCCAAGCTGTGGTTGGCGAACCCCAAATGCCAAGTCTTCTACCAAGGTAATATATGTCAGAATTTACAAACACATTTGGTGGAAGTGCAGTAAGCCCAGCGGATGTAGCTTATGCATCATATAGTTTTGGTGCAAATCTAACATTATTCTGGCCTGCTTTTTCTGCTGGCAATACTAATATAGCTGCTAGGTTTATGAACCTATCGGCAACTGCTAATGGACTAAATGTTTATCTACCTGATGCAACGCTTACGAGTATAGGGCAAGACGTTATCATTTTTAATGCCGGAGCGGATACATTTAATGTTGTGTCGCTTAATGGTAATGCAATTGCAACCATTCCATCAGGGCAAACTTATTACATTATTCTCAATAATAATTCTACTCAAGATGGAACATGGCAAACGGTTCAGTTTGGTGTTGGTACAGGGTCTGCATCTGCTGCTGCTCTTGCAGGCGCAGGATTAATAGCATCCGCAGGATTACTTAATGTTAATTTCGATGCGACATTAGTTTCTTCCAGTTATTCAATAACCATGGCTGCGCGCGCCATACTACAGGTATGGACGGGTGGAACAGGTACAATAACACTTCCAAGTGCGGCAAGCGTTGGGGATGGTTTTTTCTTTCCTATTGCTAATAATGGTTCTGGCAATGTTACTATTTCGGCTTCAGATAATATTGATGGAGCGGCAACATCGGTATTCGCCCAAACTCAATCTGGATTTATTATATCGACGGGTACTACTTGGTATACCGTAGGAAAGGGTATCCAGAACACATTTGCGATAACATTACTAAATCTTAATGTTGCCGGTAATTCTGATATTACTGAGACATCAGCGCAAGCGCAAAATATTATTCAGCAATTCACAGGCGTACTGACCGGAAATATTAATGTCATCATGCCGGCTACGGTTCAGCTTTATTATGTATTCAATAATACTACTGGGTCTTTTTCTTTAACAGTAAAAACTGCTAGTGGAACTGGCATTGCTGTTGCCCAAGGAACACATTCTATCTTGTATTGCGATGGAACTAATATTGTTAATGCCTATACGGCAAGTGTTGCAAGTACTGTTTCGGTGTCACCCGGCTCTGCAAATTCTCCAAATATAAACTTCGTTGGAAACTCAAATACAGGTATTTATAGCCCAACCACAAATCAGATTGCATTAACTGCAGGCGGTTTTGAGGTAATGAATTTTATCTCTGCCGCTAGTTCAGTTAATTATATTCAATCTTCCGCATCCGCTACTGGCACCGCAGTATCTATTTCTGCTCTTGGAAGTGATGCAAATATTAATCTTACACTATCGCCAAAAGGCACTGGTTCGGTAAATATTTCCAAAGCCGCTATTACGGGTGGCAATATAGATAGCACGATTATAGGCGGAACTACGGCTGCGGCAATTACTGGAACAACAATAACTGCTAATACTGGATTTACAGGGAACCTAACTGGAAACGTTACCGGGAATGTTACTGGCAATATAACGGGCACGGCACCTGCTGGAACACTTACTGGCACTACGCTTGCCTCTAATGTAGTAAATTCATCACTTACTGGTGTCGGGACAATTACTTCAGGAACATGGAGTGGTTCATTTGGTGCAGTATCAGGGGCAAATCTAACATCCCTTACAGCAGCAAATATAAGTGCGGGTACAGCAGGCATTAATATATCTGGCAATGCTGCCACAGTAACAACCAATGCAAATTT